CCATTTTCCATGTTTCTGGCTTGATAGTCATAACAAGTCGGTGAGTTTCTCTAGCTCCCAATAATTTATTTTCCATCAATTGTAAAGAAGTAATATCAAAATGTTGTCCATCAGGAAGACGAACTTGTACTCTGGCTTCTTGAGCCACAGGTGATTTCATCATCTTATCTAATATCTGTCTTAATGCTTTTCCACTTACCATAATTTCATATTCATGGCGCTCAACACGGAGAGAGCGCCATCAATTCAAAGATAGCTAGCATGTTTAAAACTAACTACAGTTGCTTTTATATCATTGTTGTGTTAAAAAGCAAGACTATGAAAAAAGAAAAATGGGATGGTAGATCAAGACCATCAAACGATTTATACAAAAAAAACTTTGACAGAATCTTCGGTAAGAAAGAAAAAACCACATCAGACCTATTGATGGAAGGCTATGAAGAAGAAAAGAAAATATTAGAGGAAGAAGATGGGACTACCCAAGAAGCTAACTGAACAACAGATTAAATTTGCTAATCTCCTTATATCTGAACAAGGTAGGAAGACAGCTACACAATGTGCAATCGAAGCAGGTTATGCAAAAGATTCAGCGCGTCAGGCTGCAAGTAAATTACAAAATCCAAAACTATTTCCACTAGTAGTAAAATACATAGGTGAGTTACGTGAAGAGTGGCAGAAACAATATGAAGTCACATTTGGTAATCACATATCAGAATTAGGTAAGCTTAGAGATGAAGCTAGAGATAAGAAAGCGTGGTCAGCTGCAGTTAATGCAGAAGTTGCACGAGGTAAGGCTGCAGGTCTGTATATAGAGCAGAAGATAATAAGAACCGGTAAACTAGAAGACTTATCAACAGAAGAATTAGAAAACAGAATGAAACAAATAATAGACGATTATTCTCCAATACTAGAAGGTGTAGAATTTGAAGAGTTAAAAGAAAAAGTAAAAAACCCAGAAATCCAAAAACAAGATAAGCCATTAGATTAATATTTTTTCTATTTTTTTAATACAACCTTTAGGAAATACATTTCTATCACTAAAAGATTCAAAATGTGCATCATAACTTGCAAACGTTTTGACTACTTTAGAATCACTATAAAATACATAAGCATGTGTAATCATCTCGGCGGGTTTCATTTCATTAAACTCATTTGAATCAGCGTGCCCGCTGTCACCTAAAATATCAAGCCACGTAATTTTACAGAAATAATATCTTTTTCTGTTTATCACACAGTTTTTATATTTAGATTTCTTACGAGTCATATTTTTGTATAGTATATTTTAAGGGGTATGTGTATTTTTTTTAAAAAAATAAAAAAGTCATCTCGCGTTGGGAATTGTAACACCTAAAAACGTTGATTTTACTTACATAATTGCATTTTGTAACAGCTTGTAACAGAATTGTAACACCTAATTTGCTTAAATAAGCTAGTAAAATAGCCAATAATTGAAATTGTAACACATGTAACGGGTTACCCCCCCCCCTGTTTAAAAAAAAAAAAATATAGTACCCCCCTTTTTTTATACTATATGCTGTTACAATTGTTACAAAATTGGTCAACCTTACTGACCCATTTCCACATGTATTGTTGAAATTCCTTGTCTTTTACAACAAACTTCTGAAAGTAGTTACCAGGAGTGCACATTAGAATCACTCCAGACTGTATTTGTGTATTGTAAACGTAGTTGTGTGCCATAGCATAGGCTGCCATTTGTATAAAATAATCTTCTATCCATTCTCTTTTCTTTGGCTTGTTGCTTTGTTTAAAATCTATGATAGCCTCTCGACCTTCATATATCCCACATAAATCCGTGGCGCCTGCATAAAGATCCGGATAGTACAATGTAATCTCAGACCCCCATACTTCGTCCATACGGCCCTTTAGACCCTCTTTAAAGATGGTTTGACCCATGAGGCCTGCAGCCTGACCCATGGGGCTTAAATCGGCATGTCCTTCGCCTGTAATATATCCTTCTATAATTCTATGCATTATAGTACCCCTGTTGCCTGCTTCATTCTTAATTGATTCTGCCTTAGTTTCACCTACTTTCTGCTTCCATTTGGCCAATATTGCTTTCTTTTCAGGAGACTGTGTAGCCTGTAGTATGGTTGTAACACTTGGTAATTTTGTGTTATTTATATCATAATGACGTCCACCATTGATAACTGATCTAATTGACGCCGGATACTCGAATCGTTTATTCCATTTCATATAATTCCTTTTTTTATTTTTCTTATTTCTAAATTTTCATCTCTAGGTCTAGAAAGACCCTTGGTATTTTTAGATTGAGTAGACCATTCTAAATTATCAACTCTATAATCTAAACGATCGCCATTAATATGATTTACTACATCATATTTTTCAGGATCTTTGTTAACAATAAAAGCCTCACACACTAATCGATGCACACTAGCCAGCATCTTTTGTCCTTTTTTAGTTTCTTTATTTTCTTTTTTTTCTCCAACATTTACAAAAATATAAGATTTATTAACGTATGGTTTTAAAACATGATTTTTTTCTATATTTTTTATATAAGGAAACACTTTACCTAAATTAGGTCTCCATTGATGTTTGCCACCAGTTTTATATAAAATAAATTTACCTTCAGGTATGTCTGTGTAATTATATTTTTTAGATCCCGATGAAGAATTTATCATTTTAATTTTTGAAATATCTATATAATCGATATTTTTAATTAGTGTTTTCTCTTCCTCTAATTCAAATAAAGAAAGTTGAGTCCTAATCATATTTTATTCCATTTCAATTGGGCTTCTCCTTATCTCTTATACCGTGATATATTTCATACCAGGCTTTACAATGTTCATTCATACATTCATACATGCTGACAATTAAATACTCCTCAACATCCTCTGTATCATAGTCATTGTTCCACCTAAGATCATCACCACAATGAAAACACTTCATAACTTAAAAGCTTGCAGTGCGTTCTGTTTTTCTTCAGCCTCTACAATTTTGGCTAATTGCTTATCTATTTCATCTAAGTGTTGTGGGTGCTCACCAATACCTACAGAGTTATCTAGGTATATTTTTATTGTTGCATCTGCAGCAGCTATCTCAGCTTCATACTTCTTCTCGAGTGCTTCTAACATTGCTATTCTCATCTTTAACTCCTTCCTTTTCTTTTAACTTACCTTCTAATACTTCAATTTCACTGTTTAGTTTTTTAATGATTTCATTCAACTCTTTTACTAATTTAGTTTCTAGTATCAATCGTTCTGTACTCATTATCTTTCCATATTATTTAATGTTTCAATTATTTTTTTACGTATTAAATTGTGATCCAACTGTGCGTATTCACATATTTTAACAAAATCAGAGTTAGGTAAAGTCACATAATCTAATTCATGAAATCGTCTATTACCGTAATGCTCACTAAATTTAACTATGTTTTGCTTTATTTTAATTGCGTCTGATATTGCAACTATTAATACATTTCTCCATAAATTTCTAATTGGATCAAATGTATCATACTCTTTAAGAGTCTTTGTTCCGTAATCTGCCATTTAATTTTCTCGCTTTCTCGTTAATTAATATGTCTAAAGCTTTAGCTCTAGATACTTCTACTTCAGGTACTACTACGCGCCTGATCTTATCTAATTTGTCACAGCTCGCATGTGAGAGTGCAACTGATTTATATTTACTTACGTCAGTCATTATTATATCCTTTCATTATTAATAAATAATAATATAGGATATTTATATTTTTTTACAAGGAAGTCAATGAAATTTTTTTTAACAATTTATATATGTGCAGCTGTCTCACAACAATGCGCTGAAGTACCTGCTAACAAATATAAATATGAAAGAGAACATAACTCACATTACATGTGTATTCAAAAAGGATTGAGTGAATCATACGTCATACTATATGATGGTAAAATATTTCAGGCAGATCAAATAGAATCTTTAGAACTATTTCCTAAATTTACTTGTCAGAAGGTTGAGGATACGAAGAAATCTGCTTCAGCAACTTAAACCACTGTTCCCTGAGGCCTGGGTCCTTAGTCTTGTTATATTCAATCGCTAATTTATCTGCTTCCCTACTTATTTTTTCAATTACCATTTGTCTTGACATGTTATCCCTTTCCTTGACCCTTGTATCTTCTAGTCCGTTTTTGTCTTTTCTCTGATTTATTTAATGATTTCTTGTGTTGACGGCTGCCTCTTTTCTTAGGCTTGTCTCTTACCACATGATCTTTAAATTTCTTAGCCATTACTTAATATAGTTTTCTTTAATCCATTTCTTATCAGATTCATCTAACTTTAAATATCTAATTCTACCATTGATATGTTGTTTAGTATCATGACCACAGTTAGTGCATCTATAAAACTCTGATACGATTGCAACTAAAATTGCTTCTTCCTCACACTCTTCACAAACACCATGAACAGTATCTATTTTCTGAAAATACTTTACTGCTTTTTTATCTATTATACTCATACTATGTCTTTCGCCTTTCCTATAATTGGTTTGTATTTTGTTTTACCTTCTGATTTATACGCGTGCATAAACTGCTCACGTCTTCCTTCTGGGATCCAACTACAATGTATCCACCCACTGTTAGGTTCACCTGGAGTATAAAACTCAAGAATCAGCTGATCTGTTTCAAGGTTCTGTTTAATCCAATCAGCAACCTCAGCATTGTCAACTCCAATACATTCGAAGTCAGCCGCCTCAGCTTTGGCATGCTGTGAATTTCTAGAGCTGCCTATGGCTAAACATAAATCTTCGCTACGGAACCCTGATGTGACCTTGACCCTACCAAAATGGTCCCGGACGGGTTGTAAAATATTTTCACAAAGTGCTTTTAGTTTTTCTATTTGACCTGAGTTAGGATTATTATTGATACCTTTACGTATCGCAGTATCTGATTTGATAAGCTCTTGAAGGCTAAAGTTACGAGATAAATTCATTTTTATTTTGATTCTATGACTATCTTATCAATTGTTTCGCTTCCGTCAATATTAATAGAGATATAAGCTTCTACCTCTCCACACATTAATTGTTTGTTTCTCATGTCCATATTACGTGTTGCTTCTCTTTTCATCTTTAAACATGTGCCCATTGATTCTTGAATACGGTGCTCTACTAATTGACCATTCAAAAATAAACAAAGAGCTATAACTAACTTAGTCATTAATGTGATCCATTTCCATTTGCAAATTTAATATCTCTTGTTGCATCTTTTAATTTTTCTATATCTGCTTTTAGTTTTTCAATTTCTTTTTCATGTGCTTTTAACATTACACCTGTGTGAACATTGTCTTCTAATTGTTTCTGCATCTTCTCTATCTGGGTCGCCTGCCATTCCAGGATCATGAATTGCTCCTGGTCTATGGGCTTTTGAACACTAGCCTCAAGTAAATCTTTTTCAAATAACTGATTCTTTGTCTCTAACCTGTTGAGTCTTTCTATTACACCGAATGCAAACCACGCGCCCACAGCTACAGCTCCGACCAATGATATTAAATTCCTTAATGGTAAACCGATTGAAGTGTTTTCTGAAATTTTGAGACTAGACATTTGGACCTCCACAAAAAGCCAGAACCACTAACATTACTATTAATAAACCTGTGGCATAGTAGTTCATCCTGGCTACCTCTAACATTACTTAAACCAATTTAAAATTTTTCTCCACCAAGTTATTTTAACTTTAGGTGGTTCAACAGCGACAACACACTGACACTTTTTCTTTTCAAAATTACAGTCTCTACATATATTTAAACTCATTTTTTCTCCTCAATATCATAAAACATTTTATCAGAATCTTCTGTTACCCAGTCCCCACCTTCAGCATCCCAGTAAGTATTTTGTACTTTATAATCGGGCCAATCGTTGTCGGTTGTATAACTATTAACATGCCAAATGATTCTGTTGTTTGGCTGTGCAGCATAATTGCCGTTTTCAAGTGCTAGTATATGTGCACACTTGTGTTCTTGCGGAATCTCAGAATGTTCCGTGTTCAGTATATTAGTCTCTGGATGCGCCCAGTCAATAGTAAATAAGTATTGACCTTTGTAAAATTTTTTATCTTTACCTAAGTATTTTCCGTCTATACCAGCCAACCAATCAAAGCAATGCACGCTAGGATAATAACTGAAACTGTTCCACAATTGAAGTTCGTTCGTCTGCATATCCGGCACATCGGTTCTGTCATACGATTTTTGGAAAAACGCTGAGATAGGCAAACGCCAAAAGCACGCACCGTTGGGTAACATGATATTAAATAAGAGTGCGCGACCTGAAATAGAGCTAAGACCAAAGATAACGCAGTCACTAGACTCTCCCTGATGTTCTTTAAGATCATAAAGATACTCCTTCCTTATTTTACAATAAATCGGCGGTATGTTAGCATTTAAATAAGACATAGTACATTACTTTATTTCTCCCCAATTAGGACCGGATTCGTAGTCTACTTTATTTGGTACTTCTAAGTCAACTGCATTTTCCATAATGTCTTTTATTTTTTTAGCTTGTTCTTCAGATTCAATAGAAAAATCTAATTCATCATGTATTTGTATGTGACCTATTAAACCTTCTTTGTATAGATCAACCATTGCTTTCTTAGTCATGTCTGCCGCACTACCTTGAATTAATTTATTTAAAGCTTTGTATGTAAATGCTCTACGTGTAGAATTCTTCCACCAATAATTTTTCTTTGGTTTATTATCTTTATTCTTTATAATATTACCTTCAAAATCTTTTAAGTATTCACCCATCTCTTGAAGTTCTAACATACGCTCATGATCTTCTGGTGGTACATAAGTTCCCCAATCAGCACCTTTAAGAACGGGTTCATATTTAGGAAACCTACAACGTCTACCTAATAATGTTTTAATCTGTCCTCTACTTTGCGCTGCAGTCATAACCTTATTCATTAATTGTTTTACGAAAGGTGCTTTAGCGTGATACTGTGAAAATAATTCTTCAGCATTATCTTTATCAACACCTAACTCTGCTTGAAGTTTTGCTTTACCCATACCATAGAATAGTCCAAGGTTAATTGTTTTTGCTTGTGATCTTGGTATGTGTGCCATCTCAGCTACGATTTTGTGAAAGTCTGTTGAAGGATCAGTTTCATATGAATCTGCAATTGCATTTACAGAAGGTAAAGAAAATTTTAATGCGTAGTGTGCAACGAGCCTTGGTTCCTGTTGCGAGTAATCAAATGTCCCCCACTTACAACCTTCTTCAGGTATAAATAAACTTCTAATTAATGGTCCTGTATCTGGATCACGTGCCGGAATCTGTTGTAAGTTTGGATTAGAATAACTAAATCTACCAGTAACTGTACCTCCATCATCAGATCTAATTTGATTAATGTCTGCGTGTATTCTACCCTTATGTTCGTGTTTAATAATAGAATCAATAAATGTAGTTCTAACCTTGTTTATTTTTCTAGCTTCTGCTATCATACGTACTACAGGATGTTTATGTGTAACAAGAAAATTTTTAGTAAAAGATGGTTCACCAGTTGGAGTTTTAGAATATGGCAAATTTAAATAATGAAACACTTCTGCAACGCTACGCGCTGCCATTAGTTGAACATTTTCTCCTGTTTCTATTCTTATTTGGTGTAGTATGTTTTCTTCTTTTACTGCCAGTGCTGTTTTCAATTGATTGGCTTTCTCGACATCTACCCGAACACCTAGGTGGCGCATATCAACTAAACAAGGAAAGAGATCAGTTTCTAAATCAAAAACGTCCTGCAGATGATCTTCAATAATTACTTTTTCTAATTTCTTCCAAAGCTTTAAAGTTATCTCTGCATCTTTTTCTGCGTAAGCTCCTACTTCCATTGCAGGTAATCTCCACATATCCGCTTTAGGATCTAACCCTCTTGACTTAGCTGCTTCGATTAATCTTGCTTCACTCTTACCTTCTCCTAAATGATTCCAGGACAAAGTGTTTAGTGTATATGAAAATCTATTTTCATCTATAAGACTGGCTGCAATCATGGTATCTATTATTAAACCATTGATTTTTATACCTAAATTACGTATCCAACATACATCATACATTGCGTTATGAAATATTTTTGTAGCAGGTGATTCGCATACATCTTTAAACCAAGATAAAACTTTTTTACGATCTTCGTTTGGACCAATCTCATGTGCAATAGGAAAATAACCTTTCCAACCATCAACAGCAACAGCTATACCTACAACTTCACCATTACCTATAATGGCCCCTGAACCCAGTTTCATTAAATCTGGATCACGTGTCTCTAAGTCAATTGCAATTTCATTTGCTAATCTTAAATCAGGATACTCTGTAGGTACTAACCATTCTGTCTGTGGTACTATCATTTTTTTCTAGCCATGTCTTTCATCTTCTTTATTTCTAATTCACAATAATGAATTATTTTTTCTAAATCTTGTATGCCATTTTTATTTTTATAACGACACACATACTTTATAACGTTTCCCTGGAAAAAGGAAAGGTCATTCTTAGAAATAAATTCATAGGGTTGAATGTGAAACGATTTATAGTGACTCCCCCCTATCTGCTTATCTTGCGGAAATGAATCTTTAAATATATCTTTATGTGTCATTTTAATACCTCCATTATGTTGATGACAAAAAATGTTAATGTTACTGTTATAAATATATCTGACGTAAGTGTCTTCATAATTGATATCCTTTTCTTTGTTTATCTAGTTTTATTTTATATAGATTGTTACGTGCTCTAGTGGTTCCTACGTACCAGACTCTATGTTCTTCATCTGCCTTATCTTGACTTTGTTTTGTAGCCTCAATAATTTTTTTACCCATATCTAAACATATAATTACATTATCTTGCTCTCCTCCTTTTATAGCGTGTATGGTTGACAACCATATTCTTGCAGACTCTCTTAAATTTTCTTTGTTTTCTAAAAGACGTAATAGATATTCTTTATCAATATCTTCTTCTAACTTAAATGCATCAAACCAAGTTTTGTTTTTATTTAGTTTTACTTCTCCTGTAAAATTTTTTATATTTTTTAATTCTTCTTCTGTTAACTCTTTACCTTTACGCCATTCATTGTAACTATTCATGGCATTAAACATTGTAACTTTAATACTTTTACCTCTATTACTTTCAAAGTATAAACCTTTTTGTATTAACATTTTTTGTATTTTTAAAAGCTTAGATACTGTTCTGGTTATGATTAACCATTTACCTTTTGTTAAATCTATTTCATCTAAATTATATATTTCTTCGCATTTACCTTGATAGTTTCTAGGGTGATACTTTTTTAATTTTCTAGCACCCACAATATTATTAATAGGTACACTTGACTGTAATTGAATTGATTTAGATATTCTTTTTGAATAAATTAATGTTTTTTCTTTTGCAGGTTCTGCAATAAATCTTTTTACATCTGCACCAGCCCACGCAAATATAGCCTGATCATCATCACCTGCCAAATAAATATCTTTCGTTTTTGTTTTTAAAATATCAAATAGTTTCCACTGCAAGGGTGAAAGGTCTTGAGCTTCATCAATAAATATAACATCAAATTCTGGTATGTTTTCAGGTTGATCTATTAAAATTTGAATTATGTTATTAAAATCTAATAATTTCTTTTTAGATTTATATTCTAATAAATTATTGTATATATGATCTAACTGTTTCCAATTTACATTTCTTGGATCGTGTTCTTCTAAATTAAATTCTTTTTTAATGTCTGTACATTTATTTACTGCTTTACTTATTATTTGAAAATATGGATTTTCAAAACCTAGATAAAAAGATTCGTCTTTATTATATCTATCATAAAATTTTACTTGAAGATTTAATTTCTTACCAAACTCCTCATAGTGATAAGGTTGCATAATATCTTCTTGACTAATGTTTAAATTATCAACTTTAATACATTCAAATGCTAAAGCATGTAGTGTTTTAAAATATCTTAATTTTTTATTTTCAAATGGCATTCTTTGTTTTGCTTCTTCTGCAGCTTTCTTAGTAAAAGCAAAATAACCTATACGATGTAAAGGTATTTTATATTTTCTTACATAAGCTTTGGCTCTACTAATTAATCTATATGTCTTACCTGTACCTGGAGGACCATAATATTTATAAATCATACTATGTCGTCTTGACTTTCTATCTCGATAGTTTCCTTAACTTCCTCTGGTTTTTCAAAAATGTGTAAAGGTATTCTTGTGGTTCTTATTGCCTTAAAGTAATTACCCTCATCATCTTGACCTGGAAATCTTTTTTGTTTACCAAACAAAGCTCTTTTGTTTTGATCTTTATCTTCATTATTAAATAGTTCATGTGAAATCATATAAGATGTTTTCTGTGCATCGTACTTCCATTCTTCATTTTTTAATTTGTCAAAGAATTTATCAAACACAAACCATGCAAACTCACCTTCAACAAAAGGTCTGCCACTTTCAAATGACATATAATTTGTAGCCTGAGCCCCGTATATATGTTTCTCCAATAATTTTTTAAGTATATCAATTGGACTTGTACCTTCTGCAGGTTCTATAATTTCTATTTTATCTTTACCACTTATTGATTTTAGTATTTCATCAAACTGATCTTGTTTAATTGATGGTGCTACAATTAAAGCTTGCTCAAACAAAACAGTTTTAAATTCATGTACCTGAGTTAATTTATATGTATTTTTACAATGTAATTGTATTGTTTCATTCTCTTCGGAGTTCTCTACAGTTACCCTCCACTCTGGATTAGGTTTAATATTTATTTTTTGTAAGTTACTTAATGTTGGATAGTTTGTTTTCTCTCCTGAAAGCACTCCAAATTTTCTTTTTACACACAATGCTTTCATACAGTTTGGTTCTAATAGTGGATCAGTACAGGTAAAACCTTTCTTTTGTTTCTCCCAGTTTTTTATTTTTGCTTTTATATGATCATCTGTCCAATGTTCATCAAATTTAAAATACTCTCTCCCTGCTTTTACAATCATTTTTTGCCAAGTATCAGGGTATTTCTTTTTAGCAAATACCATGTAATTATATAAGAACCTATCTCTACCATCTGTAAATGTCATTTGTTCTTTAGTTAATTTCTGTAAACATGGTGGTCCATCTTCAAACTCTTCACCACCACCTTTTAGTTCTGAATAAATTATATCTTCTTTTATCTTTTTAAAATTTTTTGGATCTACTAAATTTAATCCAATTGTCTTTACAAATTTTTCAAATGGCATTTGACTACCATCTATATCTAATGCTTTTCTATCATCACCGTTGTATGGTAAATTAATAAAATTACCATTAGATACTGTCCCATCAGTAGATATTAACTGTGTTTGTTTTGGAAATATTTCTGTTGCATGTGGTAATTTAAACGGAACCAATAACTCTTCTAAGAAACTTCTTATTTCTTTTGCTCTAACCAACCGAGTGGTGAATACATATAAATGTAATCCACCACTCTTTGATAATATGGGTATTATTGGTAGGTTTTTATCTTGGATGACATCAAGATAAAATTTTTTATCTATTGGATATTTATCCACATCAATTGCACCAAATCTAGCCATGCCTTCATCAGTACAAGGTTGTATTCCAATTGATTTAATTCCTTTTAAATGATCTAAGTAATCTTGATCAGTGACGGGTTCTTTAGTCCATTCATGTTTCCATTTTTTCTTTCCTGTTTCCGGATCTATGTAACCGTCATCAACTTTGCAGACACCATAACTTCTCGTAAGCCCACTAAAATATTCTATGTATTCTTTCATTTGTCATCCTTATTAATTTTTTAAAGGCGCCTCCAGTCTCCCTTCAGCGCCTTCGTACTCACTAGCCAAGTGTACTTTCCCAATGGGAAACTAGATAATCTCTTCAGATTTTGTTTCTCCAACTTTCTCATATTTAGGTTTACTTGAACCCGCTGATACTTGTTTTTGAAACTCTTGAGCCATCATGTATATAGCTGCATCTTTTTCATCAGATATATTTAACATTTTAGATATTGATGGTTTATATACATGCCAAGTTTTATCTCCTGCACTTTTTTCAACAGTTTGTAATTTAAAAACTGCAGAATATGCTGCCGGTTGAAAAGAACCTTTATCATCTGTAATTCTTAGATTAGAAATAAGATCATTTAGTTTTCTTGCCGGTGTAAGATTAGATGATCTCATAGTAATCACCGCTTTTCTTGGTGCACCATCTACCATTACAATAATGTAAAAGTACATAGTTTTTTCAACATAGTTACCATTCTGTAATCTATATTTTATACCACGCATTTCTTCTTTTGCA